CTCAAAACGAAATCATTAGTGGTGCATCTATTACTCATGTATCATCTTCTACAGATGGTAAATGGATTATCTATCGCGGCAATGATGCAACAGGTGTTGACGTTCTAAGACTATTTGGTGAAAACGATTTACCTTTCGCTCAATATGATGTGAGCATTGGTAATACCGCAACATCAAATCTTTACTTTACAAACTCCGGAACAGACGGTACTTTGTTGGTAGTTTTAAGCAAGACAGCAACATTTACTGTTGATGCAGATACAGGAGCACCTCTATGAAATTAATTAGAGAAAATGTTGAAGAAGTCAAGTATTTGACCGAAACAACAGAAGCCGGAAAGAAAAACCTTTATATTGAAGGTGTTTTTTTGGTTGGTGAACAAGCCAATCGTAACCGTAGAATGTACAAAATTGGTACATTAAGAGAAGAAGTTTCTCGTTACACAGACGAATACATTAAAGCAAACCGTGCATTAGGTGAATTGGGTCATCCAGATACACCATCACTTAACTTGGAGCGTGTTTGCATTAAGATTGAATCATTAAAAGAAGATGACCAAAATAGGTTCATAGGCAAAGCAAGAGTTCTTGATACACCATATGGCAATATCGTTAAGAACTTCATTGAGTCTGGAGTTAGCCTAGGTGTTTCTTCTAGAGGCATGGGTTCTTTGTTACCAGGTGATAACGGCATTAGCATCGTTGCTGACGATTTTAGATTAGCAACTGCCGCTGATGTTGTTGCAGACCCTTCTGCACCTGGAGCTTTCGTGAATGGTATTATGGAGAACAAAGAATGGCTTTTCGTAGAAGGCCGTTACGTTGAGGTAGATATTGAAAGAGCAAAGCATCAAATTCGCAGAGCCTCAAGCAAAGAAATAGAACAAGTGGCTTATCGCCTCTTTGAAAACTTTATTTCGAAACTTTAATAATTATAAATATATAACACAAAAGGAGATTCCTAATGGCTAAAAATAAACTTTTTGAGGCTGCCGCAGAAATTCTAGCCGCTGGTAAAGGCAAGAATGCTATGCCTGCTGAAAAGTTAGAAGGCGAAGCGCAAGTCGCTGGCGGTCCAACCCCAGAAAATGCAAAGCCTGATGACGATTCACACAAGATGACATTTACATCTAAGAGTGCTACTGCACCTACAACCAAAGCTTCTGCCGCATCTGCAAAGATGGAAGAAGAACAAAAAGATGGTGAAGTTGTCTCTGAAGAAAAATCGGTAGATTTATCTACTGATATCGATTCTTTATTTGCAGATGATTCCACAATCTCTGAAGAATTCAAAGGCAAAGTTAAAACTATTTTCGAAGCTCGCGTTTATGACCGTGTAGCACAAATCGAAGAAGAAACTGAAGCCAAATATGCATCAATGCTTGAAGAAGCAGTTGAAGCTGTTAAGTCCGATTTGACCGATAAAGTTAATGACTATATCGGATATGTCGTTGAGCAATGGATGGAAGAAAACCAAATTGCCATCGAAAAAGGCATCCGTTCTGAAATCACTGAAGATTTCATTAATGGATTGCGTAACCTATTTGCGGAACATTATATCGATGTTCCATCTGAAAAAGTTGACCTCGTTGATGAGTTGGCAAACAAACTAGAAGAAGTTGAAGCCAAACTAGACGAAGAAGTTGAGCGTAACGTTGAGTACCGCAAGGCACTTATCGAAGCACATAAGACCGAAGTTACCCGTGAAGTTTGCGAAGGTTTAACCGCGACTCAAGTTGAAAAGATTAAAGCACTTGCAGAGAGTGTAGAATTTTCCACAGAGGAAGAATTCAAACAAAAACTTGATACCATTCGTGAAAACTATTTCCCTTCTGGCGTAAAAAAGGCTGACGGAGCACAACTCAATGAGCAGGTAGAAGAAGATAAGCCAACAGTTATTACTGACACTTTCATGAATTCTATCGTTCAGTCAATTACAAAAACAAACCGAATCTAATTTAATAATACAAGGAGATATTAGATGTTTCTTTCCGAACAATTACAAAAGAAGTGGGCACCTGTTCTAGAACACGCTGACCTACCAAAAATTAGCGACCCTTACAAGCGTGCCGTTACTGCTGTTATTCTTGAAAACCAAGTTCAAGCTATGGCAAAAGAAGCTGGCATTCTACACGAAACTGCTCCAGCCAACTCTGCTGGTACAGGTGGTTTTGGTGGTGCTGACGCACAAAATGCAGGTCCAGTTGCAGGTTTCGACCCAATCCTTATCAGCTTGGTTCGTCGTTCATTGCCTAACCTTATCGCTTATGACATTTGCGGCGTTCAGCCAATGACTGGTCCTACCGGTATGATTTTCGCAATGCGTTCTATGTACGGTACTAACCGTTCTGCATCAACTGGTACTGAAGCTTTCTACAATGAAGCTAACACAGGTCACTCTGGTGCCGCTTCTGCCGCTGGTCAACAAGCTCTTGGCTTGAAAGCATCTACATCTGACCGTCCATATGGTGTGTTTGATGCTAACACCGTTGGCGCAATGACCACTGCTGTTGCTGAAGATTTGACACCACTAGAAATGGGTTTCAGCATTGAGAAAGTTACTGTTACTGCTAAGACACGCGCATTGAAAGCCGAATACTCAATGGAACTTGCACAAGACTTGAAAGCTGTTCATGGTCTTGACGCAGAAACCGAATTGAGCAACATTCTTTCTACAGAAATTCTTGCTGAAATTAACCGCGAAATCCTTCGCACAATCTACACTGTTTCTAAAGTTGGTTGCAAAACCGGTACAACTACTGTAGGTACTTTTGACCTTGACACTGACTCTAACGGTCGTTGGATGGTTGAAAAAGTTAAAGGCTTGGCATTCCAAGTTGAGCGCGAAGCTAACCAAATTGCTAAGTTGACTCGTCGTGGTAAAGGTAACGTGATGATTTGCTCATCTGACGTTGCTTCTGCTCTAGCTATGGCTGGTATTCTTGATTATCAATCTGCTCTACAAGGTCAAGTTAACCTAACCGTTGATGATACTGGTAACACATTCGCAGGTACATTGTTTGGTCGTATCAAGGTCTATATCGACCCATACTTCCCAGCAGGTGCAACCTCTGAATTCGCAGTTGTTGGTTTCAAAGGTTCTAATGCCTATGATGCTGGTTTGTTCTACTGCCCATACGTTCCTCTACAAATGGTTCGTGCAGTTGATACAAACAACTTCCAGCCAAAGATTGGTTTCAAGACCCGTTACGGTCTAGTTGCTAACCCATTTGCTGAAGGTACCACACAAGGTAACGGTGCATTGACTGTAGCATCTAACAACTACTACAGAGCATTCAAGATTTCTAACATTATGTAATCTGAACCTCCATTAAGAGAGGGTTTTAAAAGAGGAGCAGAAATGCTCCTCTTTTTTTGCATAAATACCTACATGGCTAATACTGCACTTCCAAACACCCCTAATAATCAGAACTTTTTACATCCTAATAAGTTCCAATTTAGTTTTAGTAGGGTACCAAACATACAATACTTCTGTCAAGCGGTGACAGTACCTGGTATTTCTATGGGTGAAATTCCTGTTTCAACACCTTTCGTTGAAAAATATTCACCAGGTGAAAAAGCAATTTACGATATGATTAACGTGACATTTGCCATTGATGAAGAAATGCGTTCATGGCTTGAAATTCACGATTGGATTCGTGCGATGACATTCCCTGAATCATATGCCGACTATCAACAATTGCCGAGATTGTCCAAGCCTGCAAACCCACCGCAACCGCAGTTTTCGGATGCAACGTTGACAATCTATTCTTCATCGTTCAAGCCATACTATCGCTTCAAATTCTATGATGTTTTCCCAACATCATTATCTTCCTTCATTCTTTCCACTTCAGATACCCCTGAAAGCATATTAACATCTGACGCCTCATTCAGATTTACCTATTATAATGTTGAAAAATTGTTCTAATTGATGTATACTCCTATATGGAGGTATTGTAATGACCAAACTTGATGATTTAATGAATGAGTGGGAAAAAGATTCCCATATTGATAGAACAGAACCAGGCAAAGCATTGCTTGATATACCCAAACTACACAGTAAATACCTGAACATATTGTCCAGACATAAGCTACTGGTCAAAGATTCTGAGTTCAGATATAACAGAGCAAAGAAGATTAGATGGGAATATTACACAGGTAAAATGACTAATGATGACTTGAAGAAGTATGGACTTGAACCATTTCCATTCCTTCTTAAATCTGATATCACGACCTATATGGATGCTGATGAAGAATTGAACAAACATCTTGCATCTAAAATGTTACATGAAGAAGTAGTTTCTGCTTGTGAAGCTATAATGAAAGAACTGCATAGTAGAACTTTTCAGTTGAGGTCTTTCATTGAGTGGGAACGTTTCATACAAGGTGTATAATGGACTTTGATGAACATGACCCAATGAGGCGCAGTAGCCTTCCTTATCCGATGGAATTAGGAAGTCCTGCATTTGCACCTATTGCGATTGAAAAAGAAAAAGATATTCTATTGAATACTAGCCGCTTAAATGCGAAACAGGAATACGATAGAATAATGGAACAAGTCAACGTTTTGAAACGTCAAGCTGAAGCGTTACAAAATAGGATGCAAGTCAGTGAGATAATGCATCACTGTGAATATAGTCTTAGAGTAGTTCATGGTAATTTATACTACGTGTACTACAACACCTACAAAAATAAAAACGTTCTCTCTATGAACGCACCAAACCGCTGGAGTGGAATATCTGCTCCAGCACACTATACATATATTATGACCGTAAGATTAATGGGTGATAGTACGTGGGAACAAGTAGACGATGGATTTAGTAATTACAAAAAAGAATGAAGCTTTCATTCATATCAAATGTGAAAAAAGTTTAGCACAAGAACTGTCTGACTATTTCACCTTTTACGTTCCAGGTTTTCAATTTACTCCAGCATACAAGAACAGATTGTGGGATGGAAAGATTCGTTTACTGGATTTAAGAACGAATCTGATGTACTATGGATTAATTCCATACATTGAAAAATTCTGTGCAGAACGAAACTACACCATATACTTCGATAGCAGTGTCAACTTAACAGATAACTTTTCTGTTAAGGAAGCATTAGACTTCGTTGAAACTCTCAATCTACCTGATACATTGGAACAGAGAGAATACCAGATAACCGCGTTTGTTCATGCTATTAGGAATCGCAGAGTGCTACTCTTATCGCCCACCGCATCTGGTAAATCTCTCATCCAATATCTCATTCTACGATACATCCAAACAAAGTGCAATAGAGGCCTGTTAATTGTGCCTACAACATCTCTTGTGGAGCAAATGTATTCCGACTTCAAGTCATATGGCTATGATGTTGAAGAAAATTGCCATCGTCAATACGCTGGCAAAGAAAAGACAACGGACAAATTTTTGACCATAACAACTTGGCAGTCCATATACAACAGAGAGCCAGAATACTTTGAACAGTTTGACTTTGTTTTAGGTGATGAAGCGCACAACTTCAAAGCAAAATCTCTTGCAACCATTATGACAAACATGAGCAATGCTATGTATAGAGTTGGT